GTACTCGGTCTTGAAAGCATCATCAGAAGACATCTTCGAAAGAAGCAAGCTTCTGATTTTTGCATTCATCTCCTCAGTAGAAACCATCGCTCGATTAAGGCTCTGCTTCTCTTTCTCTGGCTTTCGAACTGAAACTCCGGCCGTCTCGTTTTCGTCTTTATCAGACTTCGGTCTCGGATTTCGAGTGTCAAAATCCACGGACTCTCTGTCATTAGAATCCGATTCATCGTGAAGCTTTGCTTCTTTGATGATGTTAGAAAAGAAGATATTAAACTTCTCGTCCAAGTTTTTCTTGCTGGCGGCAGACTTCAAATCACCCAAAAATCCAGTTACGGCGGCGGTAACAGAAGCTTCTTCAATTTTCTTGCTTTTCATTCTTTAAGATCCTCGACAAGATCACAAAACCTCATCACTTCGTAAACAAAATCTTCAGTAATGACACTGTCTTCGACTACTTTTTGTCCTAGCACTTGCTTTGCCTCGACGAGAAGTTCGTAGTAGTCAGTCACTTTTTTTGATTTAACATTGAGAGCCCGAGAAACTTCTCGTTTTACAATCTCAATTTTTTCAGAAAGAACATTCTTTACTTCTGATTTATCTTCAGTGATCAGAGATTTGGTCCATGCCTTCAAAATCTCTCTCTGATTCTCGTTGATCGATGGGCCATACTTTTTATTGAAGCTGTTCACTAAAATCTTGTACGTGACATTGTCGATTTTAGTATTGTCTTCTTTTGGCTCAACAAATGCCAAGTTTTCTTTCAAAACCTTTTTTAGCTTTAGTCTTTCCAGAGGTTCAGAATTCTTGAATCCGTTGATATTTTCATTGAAAAAAATCTGCGTAGATGCAAAAAGTTTGTAATCCTTAACCGGAATACTAAAAAGACCCTCACCAATTTGTTTAGAGATTCTGTTGATTAGTGAAACCTTTTCAAGTTCCAGTTTTTCTTGATCAATAAGAGAATACTCTTTTAGACATTCGGCAATTAGGTTTTCTGCATCCGAATCTTTCAGTAGTGTAGATTCTGTTATACTTTGAAAGATTCGCTTCTCTTTGCCAATTGCTTTGTTTGGCCCAAAAGAAGATTTGATGACTTCTAGTATGAAGTCGAATTCATCAGTCTTTTTGTTCGCCGCCAAGCGTGCGGCGAGTGTGAGCATCTGCTCGTAAACGATCAGAGAATTCTTCTTCTTATTATGTTTAAGCGCCATCTAGGATTGTTCCTCTTTTCGACAAGACAAAGATATATATTTCCAGATCAAAGTACGGTCTTTATTTTTCCTTCATATTTCGAGAATTCTTCATCAAAAGAGCTTTGAACCTCTTCCTGGATAATCGTCTTCTCCTTGTCGCCAAAATTCTCTTGAAGATAATTTAGCATCCTCTTGTGGTCAATATTATGGGGGCCGCCAACAGTGTAGTTTTGATCTTCGTTTAATTTTCTAGAAGTTCCATACACAGACTTCAAGAAATAATCAAGAGCTTCATTCGTGCCCATTGGAGAAGTCACGTTTCGCTTCATTGTATCAAGTCCAAGATCACTTTGAATATCAGAGCCAATATCTTCGAAAGTGTTGATGTTTGATTCGTCTCCACCGCGTGCAGTCAAAACTCTTTCGTTCGCACTTCTTCGAGTAAGATCTTTTCCGCCTCCGGTAATTCCGTTCGAAGCGACTTCTGGATTGAATCCTTCTGGCATTGTTGGCATTCCTGATACATTGGGAGGCGCTCCGCCTGGTGCTCCACCAAGAGGTGGCATTCCTGGCATGCCGCCCATTGCGTCCATTCCGGGCATTCCTCCGCCCATTCCTGGCATTCCGCCGCCCATTCCGCCCATCGCGCCACCAGCAAGACCGCCGCCCGAATTCTCAAGAGCCAAAAGTTTAGCCTGGAAGATCTTGTCCTGAATTTGTCCCTTGCGAATCGTATCAATCGCATCATCAGACAATTTCAAGAAATGTTTGTAAATGAAGGTTGTATCAAAAACGCCTTGGCCAGCAGCTTGAACCAAATCCATTCGGCCACGCCAAAGTTCATTCTTCTGCATCTCTGCAACAGTAGAAGGATTGGTCATCTTGATCTTGAAAGAAATCAAATCCTTTCCACGAATACCTTTGATATACAAATGGATCATTGCAACCTTGACAAGTTCGGCAATGATTGCTTCTTGCACTTTCGCAATCGTTCTTGCGAAACGGACGTCTTCCATCGTTAGAACCTGCTTGGCTCCAATTCCTTCATCGTACGTCAAGAAAGCCTTTGGAATACCAAGAGCTGCAAAAAGATTCTTTTGAATGAATTCGATATCTTCGATATCGCCAATATTTTGTCCACCAGGAAGAGTTTCAATTCTCGTCCCTGAATCATTTCCACGAACAGGGATAATATAATCTTCGGACATGTCGAGAGTTGCGCCATAACGAAGATCAATCTTTCCCTCTTCATTCACAACCTTCTTTTTCTTCAACTGAATATTGACGTTATTCATTGCCTCTTCGACGTTGTCGGGGGCAATGCCCTGAACGTCGAAATAGTAGGCTCGTCTCTCTGCGCTTCGAGTAATGCGATAAACCATCATCGCATCCTCAAGAAGAATTAGTTGTCTCCAGGGTCTTCTGGCGGCTTCAAGAATGCTTTGTCCCCAAGGGTGAAAAAGATCATCTCCGTCCAATCGAAAATGACAAACGAACGCATTTGGAATTTCTTGATTTGAATTTCTAGTATTCCACTTGTAGCGAACGGCTTGAGGTTCGTTCTTGTCGAAACCTTCCTCTCTCTCTACTTCGTTTACAGGCATTTGGATCAGATTTACGACACCATTATCTGTCGTAATATCGATCAAGTCGACTCTGTCTCCGTACTTGCATAAATCTCTTGCAATCTTGTAGATTCGCTTGCCGTTCAATTGAAGCGTATTATCGAAAAGATCTTGGAGAAGATCTTCTACAATTTTTGACTCAGATGTAGCTTTTACGATGTTTCCGTCTTCGTCTTTTTGGGTAGACTCATCAGCATAGATCTGAAGAGCTTTTCCGAGAACGGGATATGCGATCATTTCGCAATTATGAACAAAGCAAGCATTATGAATGGCGAAGTTGTGATGATTGTCAACTGTAATATCGTAAACTGCCTCGATTATATTTGTCTTAGTTACAGAGACGACCTTATGGTTCGTATATTTTTCCTTGAACTCTTTCCAGGAAGAATATCCGTTCTTTTTGAGATTTCTTGTAATTGTTTGCGGACTCAGATTGATCTTTGAAGCGAGCCCAACCATCGAATCTTCTTTTCTGTAAGAATTATACATTTTTTGAATGTCAAATTTCTTTGCAGGATGATTATCGCTCTTGTTCATGTCAACCAATCTTTGACATGAATCTTTCCAACCTTGAGTTTTCTTTCTCTTCCTGAGCATAATAGAAAGATTCAGTCTCAAATCTCCATCAGAACTCCATCGAGATTTCGCTATACTTGACTGCTTTTCTCTGTTTTCTGGGATTGAGAATCTTCTATTATTCAAATCACAATGTAGCTTGTTGTGATTTTCAGAAGTCATAATTTCAAGATTTTCGATTCCGTTATCATTTCTTTTGAAATTTTTATGGTGAACAACAAGTTGATGATAATTTCCAGAAATCTTTGTGTTGAAGTAATTTTCAGCAGCCAGAACATGTTCCGACCTAGATGTACCGTCAACATTTTTGATCTTTCTGTAATACCCACGAGTCTTTCCATCGCCTCGTTGATCATACTCCCTTCTGACGAATGGCATCAAAGCATCCGACTCGACAAGCTGGTCGATCTGTTTGTAGCTTCCGTCTCTCATCATGATTCTATGATCGTTGGTTCCTCGGATGATTTCTCCGTTATCCAAAAGAACTTCCCAAATCTCTGCATCTTTCGTTTTCCTTGCAGCAGAAACGGGAGAAACTACAACTTTGTTTGTCTTTGGATCGATGGCGAATACATGAAAAATTTTCCCACTGTTGAAATTCTCAACAATGTCTTTCAGGTAGATCCATCCAGACTCGTTTGTACTGGCGATCTTTGTATCGCCCGTTAGGCAATAGTCTGAATATCTCGAAAACCTCTCGTAAGCTGTATATCCAGGAACAACGTTTGAATTCCAAGCCAGAGTATCTTTGAAAAACATAGAAGCAACGCCAACTGGCTTCTTGCTTCCGTTTCCTTGAAAATGATGCTTGACTACAGTATTCGTTCTGAAAATCTTGATCAGCTTTTTTAAAGGAGAATCATCTCCAAGCTGTTTTTCGATGGCGGATTCTTTGTTTGTTGGCGGCATTGTTTACCTTCTGAAGATGCTAGGGAATTTGTCAAAACTTGCGTATGTGTGACCTTGTCTTTCTAGCTTCTGTCTCAATTCGTGAGCTTTTTGAGCAGCAGTCATTTTCTGATTGTTGTAAGTTGTAGTGCTTACTTTAATATGAGCAAACAAATTGTCAACTTGATTATACTTTGCGCCAAATTGAGGAATGATATCTATCAACCAGCATCCGATGGCTAAGGCCATAATCAAATCGTCATGACAATTCTTGGAAGCTTGAGCCTTTCCGTTAATAAGCGCAAAAGTGTGCATCTCGAAAAGAAGGCGAGAAGAATAAACTTTAATGAACTGCTTTCGAAGATTTTCTTCTACTTTGGCGACCATCGCATTCCGATTTCTAACATCGGAAGGGATACCAGGAAGCACTCCTTTGTTTTCTGCCTGCCAACGATCTATCAATTTGAAATCTTTGTCCAGGAATACAAGATTCTTGTATCCAGCATTCTTTATGTTGAAACAAGTAACAGAGCCTATATTTGCAGACTCGGGCGCCAGCCATGCCTCGTTGTATCTCTTTCCTAGCTCCATGAGATAATCTGCGAATAAGTCTGGGAAAACTTTAGCTCTGTACTCAGCAGCAACTTCTAGCGTTCTAAGATCGATAACGTGTGCCGTAGAAAAATCTTCACCAGCACCAGTTGCACAGTCTGCACTGATCAAATATGTATGTCCTGGCTGTGGCTCGGACCAAACCCACAATTCTTTGTTTGCGCCCTCAATTCTAATTGGTTTTCTCTGTTGAGAGTCGCAATGCTTCAGTGTCGCAGAATCAAAGTATGTATCTCCAGTCTCCAAGAACTCCGTGAGAAGCTCTTGTCGAATCTGAAGAGGAGTCATATCCTTCACGAAGTTTCTAAACCATGTAGAGGTTTTTCCGCCAGGCGTGTTCGGATCGTCTTCGATATCCTCTGCGTAATCTGGACATTCCCACCAGTTGGTCAGAATTGGAAACCAGTTATTTACCCCCATCCTAGCTTCGCTGTAAGTCTTATGAAACCAGTTACCAATTCCTTTCGGAGTTGACATGGCAATGATTTTACCACCAGTTGAAACCGTGGATTTCAGTGACTTCCATAGCTCATCCATTTTGCTGATGATGGCGGCTTCGTCGATAACCAAAAGAGACAAAGCTCTACCACGACCCGCATGATCTGAACGTGCAACGGACTCAACCGCACTTCCGTTCGACAGAGCTATCTTGTGTTTTGAATTTGTCGTGAAATCAGCAAGATACATCCATTCTGGGATATTATTCAGAATGACGCCAATTTTCTCAATGATTTCCTTCGAAACGACAGCGTTAATTGATACGCAAAGAACTTTCTTATCTTTGTGGAATAAAATTAACCAAGCAACGAAAGCGGACGTAAGCGAGGTATACCCTAGCTGACGGGCTTTATTGCAAATTACGAATCTGTTTGCCAGATATGCTTTTATTGCTTCTTTTTGATAATCATAAAGAGCAAAAGGAACCAATCCCCTAACTTGATGCTGGGTTTTGCAATACTTCGAAATGAAGTAGATTGGATCATCTGAGCAAGCAATGATTTCTTTGATTATCTCGGACTTCGGAAGTCTCGGTTGGTGCTTAGTCATTCGTCGTCAAATTTTTGTCCAGGAAGAGTTGTCTTGATATCTCCGAACTTTTTTACGACAAACAGATGCAAACCATTATGAGCAATCATCTGAAAGTCTCCCTTCGTTTCTGGATTAACCCAAGTGAGAGCCTTTCCTGTACGTTTCCGAAATTCGCTACGAAGAGCAGTCTCGAATCTGTCCAGTTCTTTGCGAGTGTTTGCAAGTTCTTTTTGCAGCTCGACAACAGACTTGCGAGGCATTCGCAAAGAACCATCCTTCTTCTCAATAGAGATCATCAATTTCTTGCCAGACATTTTAGCATTGCACCACTGCAAGTCCTTCCAGGACGTTTGAGTGTTTACGCGAAGTTCATCATTACTCTTCTCTTTCAAATCACTAACGATCTGATAGATTACAGTCTGAACATCTGCGTAAAAATCATACGATGCCTCAGCTTTGGACTGCTTTTTTTCTTTACCTGCGGTAAATTTGGGTTTCATCTGCTAAAATTCTCCTCAACTAACTACATTCATTCTCTCTTTCTGTTCATTTTTTCGGCAATTCCAGCTTTGCAGAATTCAACCCTTTCCTCATTTGTCTTCAAATTGGAAATATCTCTGCCTTCCAAATAGAACACTTCGCACTGTTTGCATACTCCATATCTGAAGAAAGAAGAAGTGTCAATGTTCATATGAAGGGCTCCACATGCCCGACAAGAAACCGGCATGCGTAATGCTTGCTTCCAATCTTCCTCCCTCTTGATCCATACCGGAGGACCATTTGGTTCAAATTCAAATTTATCCCAAATTCCATCATCTCTTTCTTTTGTTTCAAGTAGCTTTTTCATTTTTCCTCTCAAATATCAAACGGAGAAACTTCCACTCTTCCACCAACGGCAAAATCAGCCGAACCAGAGAAAATTACTCCTCCGGCAAGACTGATTTCTAAAGCACCAAAGTCATATCCAACATCTAACGAGGCGGCTCCAGAATCGCCTCTGACTCCAACGATGGCAGATAATCCAACTGTTATATCCTGTTCGATTCTGTGGGCATTTGGAGCGATCAATCGAGGGTTTACGGTGCTTTGAATCTCTCCTATCTCAAGACCTTCTACGTCAGATTGAATATACGTTCTCCAACTTCTATCTTCGGATTGAGTTGTCACAACCGTAAAATTGATTGGCCTGACAAATTCTACATCTAAACTAACTTCTGCCGGATTGGTAAGGGAGAATCCTCTCACTCTCATGAAATCCATGTGTGTAGAATCAAAGGCCACTCTGATTCTTTCTTGTGACGTTGTTGTTTGTGGCTCAATTGTTTGCGTAATTTCATTTTGGGTTGGCCGGATTGCGACATTTCTCAATCTTCCAACAACCGTTGTTAGCTGCAAAATGTTTTCATTTCTTGATTCTACTAACGAAGACAACTCCGAGTTTCTAGCTCGGAGTTCGTCAATTATCCGAACAGATTCAGTCGTCTGTACCTTTGCTAGCCTGCTCCATGTACTATCATTCTCTCTTACGACACTTGATAGTTCTGCAATCCTGTTCTGTAGGGCGGATTCTTGTTGTTCATAATTCTCTCTGATTTTGTCCATGCGCCACCAAAGAACTCCAGAAACAAAAATCAAGAAAATTATCACAAGCACCGGCCAGTGCTTTCTGAAAAAAGAAAAAATCAACTCTTTAGTAACGATCACTTTACTTTACCTCAACGTAAGAAAAGTCTTTGTGTCTACTGATATAGATCGAGTCGTCAACGACTCTCTTGATTTCTTCATTATGGGTTACGATGAAGATCTTGTCGAAATAATCAGTCAAAAGGTACTTGATCAACTTGATTGCGCTATCATACCTTTCTGCATCTAGGAAAACCAGACTTTCGTCAAGAATAAGTATGGGCATCTTCGGCAAGAGACACACTTTCCACAAAGCTGCACGAAACGACAATGCAATCAAAGTCTTCTCTCCGCCGCTTGCCAACTCGATCGGCCGCTTTCCTTTGTCTGTGTCAATGATGAAAACTTTGAGACTTTTCTCTTCTTCGTTTTCTTCGATAGAGAACTTGAACGACACTGCCTGGGACAAAATTTGATTAACCAACTTGTTGATCAATGTTAGCTTCTTCGAAATGATCCAATAGGAAATTCCGTTCTTGCTCATTGCGTCAAGATAGAGAGAGTAAATTTTTTCCTTGGCGGACAAACCTTCTTCCATGAGAAGTTTCTCAGAAGCAAATTCTAGCTTCATCTTTGCTCCAGCCTCTTCTGCTACTAAGGCAATGAACTTAGACTCGGAAAATTCTTGTCTCTTTTTCACTTTGGACTTTCTCTCTTGCAGGTCTCCTAACAGAACTTCTATCTCTTCGTTTTTCTTGATTTTCGAAACGTTCTGAAGATAAGCATCAAAGCTTGCTTGCTTGATTTGAAGAAAAGCTTTTTGTTTGTCAAGTTCCAAAGAAAGACGATCAAATTCTTTTGCTTTGGCAAGCCTCGAAAGAACCTCTTCTGACTCAGAGGTTCGTTTAGACAAAGTTCGAACCTGTTCCAATGCAGCATAGGAATTTCCAACCAAAGGACAAGTTCGACATTCTGGAACGTTTGGAACTCCGTCTATTAGCTTTGATTGCTTCTCAAGAATTGGAAGGCTTTGCTTGTAACCATAAATGATTCTTTCAAGTTCTTTCAATTCCTCCAACTCTTCGTGGCGCAAAGAAAATTCTCTGAGAGAATCAACCTTCGCAGTCAGGGAATCAACTGTTGATTGAAGCTTCTCAATGTCTTTCTGATGATCAGAGTTTCCAAAAGAGGGAATCTTTACAAGGTCTTTCGTAAGCGATAGGATACAATCATCAAGTTCCGCCAATTCTTTCTTTGCGTAAACAATATCTTCTTCAAATACCTTCTTGTCATCAGAGGATTTAGAAACAATCTCTTCGTACTTGGCTTTAGAGGCCAGAAGAGTGTCTCGGTTGCAATCCTTCAGCTTCATCTTGATCTCTTTGTAGTCCTTGGAAGCCAATTCAAACTTTGTGTCAAACACCCCTAGATCAAAAAACTTAGAAAGAACTTCTTTGCGTTTCGTACCCTTTGCGTCAACGAAAGACATCAATCCAAATTGGCTGCAATGAGAAAGCATTTCTGCATCCTCTTTTGAGCCAAAAATATCTCGAATGAACTTGTTTGTGTCTGGGCCAGTTTCTCCATTGAGAGAATTCGCATCAGACTTTGGAAGCTTGCAAAAATCAACCAAATTTTCGACTTTAGGTTCTGGTTTTCCGTCTGTCCAAGTCTTCTTTATCTCTCGCTCGACTACGAATCTTGATTGATTCAATTCCACCTCTAACGAAACTGATGACCTCTTGCATTTGCGATTGACATAGTCACCGTTTTTGTTGGCGCCCTCGCGATAGATCGAGTTGAACAGCGGAAAGAAAAGCACGTCAAAAATAGAACTCTTTCCAGTCCCATTCGCTCCGAAGACACCAACTAAACCATTCAGCTTATCAAAGTTGATCGAGTTTCCTTTTCCATATGACAGAAAATTATCCCACTTCAAAGTCTTCGGATTGTAAATCACGTCTCGTAAAACATCTGTATCAACGTGCGAATGATAGACCTTGTCCAAGGCTACGATTTCGTCGATTAATGCTTGATCGAGTTCTTTCTTGTTGAAATATTCTTCAATAAGTTGCTTTTGAACTTCCGAATCTCGAATATTATCGTGAAGAATATCCAAATTTCCAACCTTGATTGAAGCGTTAGAAAGAGGCTCGTCTTCTGGCGGCATGAACTGGATATCTCCAGTTGGTGAATACTTCTTGATTATTTCTTCTTTGATCAAGATCTCGTCAGTAATATCAAGATTTTTTGTTGACTTGATTCTCCATCTGCAACCACTAGGAAGATTATCATTTTCAGAAATTAACTTTCCGAGTTCTTGAACAGAATCAATTGTGAACGTAAAGAAATATCTCTTCTGATCCAAGATAACTCTTCTAGAAGAGAAGCCTCCAGATTCTTCAATTTCCCAAACGAGATATCCCTTGTTGATATCTTCTCCGAAATTATTTTGCCTCAAAGAGCCAGGATAAGCAATAGTCTCCTCTTTGTCCAGATATTGAGCTTTGTGAATATCTCCGAGAAATCCAAAATCAAATCCACTAAAGATGGTAATGTCGTCTCTGTTTCCTCTCGATGTCCAGCCGTTGTCAACAATGCAATTATTGATTGCTCCATGATAAAGAGCGATGTTGATTTTGTTCTGATCGAGCGAACTAGACTTCGGCCATTCAGTCTTATTTTCAAGAATTGAGAAGTGGTGGAAATTAATGAAATCACAATTCTCGACAGAGAAAGTTCCGCTCTTCTTGTGATATTGAATTGTGTATTTTGCATCACGATTTACAGCCGACACGATAGGACTAATTGAGTCCATCTTTCCTTGATTCGTAAGTGCGGAATCATGGTTTCCTGGAATGATGATAGATCTGAAATTATCTCCAAGTTTACGGAAAAATGAATATGCAACATCGAAGTATTCAGACGAAACCGTTAGCTTAGAGTGGAAAAAATCTCCACAAATAACAACAAGATCGACGTTCTCTGCCGTAATTGACTCAAAAAATTTATCGAACGTGAATTGCATCTCATCAAGATATTGATGAGGACGAACGTGAACATCTGCCAAATGAGCAATCTTAATCTTTTTCATATTTGTGAGATCCTGTGCTTCAAACTGTCGAATTTGCTGAACTGTTTTGCTGATTTTATCGCTTCCTGGAATTCACAGAAAGACAGTTCGTCTGGTTGTTTATCAAAAGTCGCAATCTTTGGAATGCAGCCAAATCTTGAAAGTTCTTCACTCAAAGTGAGAGCTTCTCCTTTAGCGTCGGGATCGAAAGCGATTATGATGTCTTGATCGCACTCCATAAGAATACTGGCAAAGAGTTTATAATTTTTATTCAACCCAGAGCCATTGTTTGTTACGATATTTTTATCTTGGTCGAAAAACTTCAAATACGTCTTAACGGATTCTGTCAAAATAATTGGTCGATTCCAGTCAATTAAATGTTCATTCCAAATATTTCCTTTCGAACTCCTTGAACACTTCAACCATCTGTATTGATTCTTTAACCAGATGTGTCTAGTAACAAAATAATTCAGCTCGCATTCTTTGTCGTAAGACGGAAAAAGAACTCTGTTGGACAATTCACCGTCTTCTACGTATCCTACTCTATTTTGAAGAATAGAATCATCAGAAATTCCCTGTCCCGAAAGCCATTCGTAGATTCTCTTTGCTGTATTGTTTGTTCTGAAATCATCAAGAACAAATTTGTATTCATCTGGCAGCACGAAACCTTGAACTTCTTCTGTAGAATCAACCTTCAATCCAATCAGTTTTGAGTACCGAGCTTTCTGTACTGGCGTTGCATGTGCACGCAACAACTGAATCATATGCCCTCTATAGTGGCATCTCCAACATGCGAAATAGTCTCCAGACAGGTTGATCTCTAGCTTCTTCTTTGCGAAATATCTAGGATCAGCTTTGCATGACTTAGATGGGCACCTACAAACAAATTCCGTCCCGCCTTTGCGAAGGACCGAATCGGGGAACATCTCTCTCAGGATACCAATTTTTTCTTCGTGCACGCAGCGTTATAGCACGTCTGAATGGTTCTGCGCCACCTTTGGAATAGCAGCTAGACCAATTACTATAGCATCAGACATGTCAACACACCAAGACTTGACAGGAGCTAAGTCCTTATTGGTTTTAGCCGTAACTTTCTTGAATTGCCAATCTAGTTCAGGATATCTCGCTTTGACATAGTTGTAGACAAAGATCTTTGCATCCTTCTTTTTTGGAACTTTTATTCCACAGAAAGCCCTAGCACTCTTTACATCAAAATATAGATTCTTTGCTCCGAAATGTGTTGTAAGATGATAGGTTAAACAAAAATTGAATCCAACCAATTTCGCAATAACGTCAGAGCTAGACCTTCCTGGTGTGAACTTCTTCAACGCAGATTCTACTGCGATAAACTTGATATCAAAGTTGTTATCTTTGCAAATTTTCTTTATTGAGTCGATGACGTGAGTCATCTTCGAGAAAAATGAATCAAAATCATCGCTAGAAGTTTCAATTGCTCCAGCTTTAACAAGTTTGGAATTATCAAAAACAGCCCAACCAGTGCAACTCGTACTAATGTCTAGTGATAAAAGCATTTCTTTCTCAAAAATTTAGCTTGAGACGATATTCAATCGACTCATTAAGAACAATTGGATTAGCCAATTTAGCAACACCAACCAACTCAAAATTCTCGTCATACAAACCTACTCCTGTTACGAAAACTTTCGACTCTGATGTCGTAATCTCATTTCTGCTTCCAGTCAAGGAAGTAAAAGATGGATTGTTTGAAAAATTTAGAGAATTCTTCGACGCGCGACAAATGTAAACATTCATCGGAATGTTGTTGGTAGCAGAAAAATGACAAACAACAGAGCTTCCAGACCCAAATGTTGAAAAATTTGTATTTCTTCCGAAATAAGCAACTCCATACTCATAAAGAATGCTTCCAACCAAGACAGAACCACTATAAAGACCTCCGTATCCATCATCGGAGATCAGTACGGTCGATCCGGTTGTAAGATTGAAACTTCCCTTCTTTATCTCCGATCCAACAATCGTATTTGGAATATTCAAAATGTGACAAGTTGTTGGTGGGAGAATAGAAGAAGATCCGTAATTTTCAGGCTTAAAAAACGACGAGGATTTATATGTCGAAAGAAGCTGATTTAGAACCACTCTCTCAGTGCCGGATAGAACGTGATCGAATTTTAGTGAGATTGTACTCTTGGCGTAATAGGACTGACTGAGTTCTACGCCGTCGACATCAAAGAACACCCTGTTTCCGGAGCCTGGGAGCGAGCCAGAATCGAATATCTCTATCGCGGCTCGGTAGCCATTGTATGGATATGAGCCTCCGTTCCCAGAGCCTTCTGCGTCCATTCTGATAGAACGTGTAGGATGAACTGTATAGACGACAGATATGACATCTTGGCTCTTCAGATCGAAAAATGTCATGTGTTCAACCTCGCAACAATTTTTACACCAATGTCTGGATTTTTCCTGATCGGTCCGGGAGTCTTTGCCACAGCAATAACCTCTCCATTTTGACCCAAAAGAAGAATTTGCGTCATATAAACGCTAGCATTCGAAGAGCTTACGCTCGTGTATATCTCTCCAGACTTTGCAACAAATGAAGGATTTGAAGAGTAGTTAAATTCGTCTGGCTCTGCCGTGCAGGTATGAAAACTAGAAACCGTTTTTTGAGAATTCTGACATTCCCAATACCAAAATCTGTTTTTGATAGACCAAAGAAGATCATTATTGTTCGATCCAGATAAACCACGAGCCAAATTTTCGTAATCCAAAGAACCAGACCATGGAAAATTTTGCGGAAGCATGTTTGGGTCTATTACTACGATTCCGGCTTTTGAAAAAACTATACCATGAGTTGCGTCTGATCTGAAATCTTTTAAGAAAGACACTGGCCCACTATACTCATTTTGAATTTTAGATTTTTGGTCCCATACGATTCCATAGTTGAAAGTCCCTGTTTGATTTTCTTTGCCAGGAGACGATCCGGAAGGGTAATACCACATCAACGTAGAGTTTGGAACTATCCCGTCTTTGAATTGGTTTCGAGCAACAGAAAGAAAAATGGCTTCATCAATAATTCTTCCATCTACAGAAAACTTTCGATCTTCAGAGCCGAGCAATCTTTTAGCAAATAGACGATACATTACCGTCTTTGGAGTCTGATTCGAACCAGAGAATGCACCAGAGAAATGAACGCTCGAAGTCGTGAAGCCGTAACTGATGCTCAACAGGCGATTGGCGGAAATATCTCCATGAGGTCTGTCAAAGACATCCAAGTAAAAACTTCCAGACCTATTCCCGTTTGGGAAGTGATCTGGAAGCTTGATATTTGTGTCTCCAGCAGAACCAGACAGTTGTCTATAGAAAAACTTTACACCTTCTCGGATATAAAATTCGTTTGTGAAAAAATCTTGCTCATTGAATTTTTTGTAAGACATTATCTAATCCTAATCTGATTTCGTACTTTTCTATGTCTTCCAAAGTATAGATTTCATATTTCCAGTCATTCTTTTCGCACATTTCTTTTGCAGCAATGGATTTTAATTGAACTTGTTTTATCTCAAGTTGAAATTTTGGCTTACATTCAAGTATACATGTCGTCTTATCTGAGTATTCACACATAAAATCAGGAACATATCTTTTGTTCTTGCTGTACAGAATTGGAAAAGGCTCAGGATGGTACGAAGAAACATTAGGATCGGCATCAAAACATTTCATGATACGCAATTCTAAAGAGGAGCGATGCCAGAGCTTTTTGCCCATCTTTTTTGATTCGTAGTGTCCGCAAACGAATTTTGGATTGTTTGTGTTCCAATCTCCGTTTTTCATTCTGTCAGTAACCATTATCGAAGCGCGATCTTTTTGTTCTTCGGTCCAGTGCTTGCCAAACATAGGATTATTTTCTCCCGCATTTGACAGTTCACCATTTTTAAATTTATCTTTCAATTTGAAAGAAATCTTCTTTCCAAGTGCGGCTAGTTTTTCGTCAGTTTTGGCTGATTTTCCTTTGGCCCACGGAGTCTGTCCACGGGTGTAACTCAATTCACCTTTAAGACCATAGAAGTGACTCTTGCTGCCGCCTCGGGCACATGCTGCGGAGCAAAATCTTTTCCTTATGTGGTTCACACTATTAACCAAAAAATCCGAGCCACATTCTTCGCACTTTTTTGAAGTTTCTATTTTTCTGCATTCCCAAGAACAAAAACGAGAGACTTCAGATAAAGAGCTTATACAGAAAAATTCTTTGAAACACTTTTGACATTCTTTTTTAATGTTTTTAGAGTTTGTTTTTGCAGATTTCTGCTTGCATGAAGAAGAGCAAAAAGCTCCGTATTGATTTGTTTCTATTTGCTTTAGGCAAAGCTTGCAAGAATTTCCTATGGACATAATCTAAAATAGTATCAATCAAGAAAAATGTCCAAGAAAACAAACAATCCCTAATTATCCAAGCGAACCTTCAATGAAAATTCTGTATCTGGCGACTTTTTAATTGGCCTGCCGATACATGCAGATGCTAGAATTTCTTGGTTCTCTCCAAGCAATAGAATCTTGGTGGGATAGGTTCTTGTTTGAAGATTGTTTGAACCAGAAGTAGGAATAATTCTCTGAGACGAATCCAAAAATGTAGGATTCGAAGAGTAATTGAATTCATCATTCTGCGCACGACAGAAATAATATGTTGATTGCAAATTAGTCTGATTGATGGTCGTCATTCCGGTGAATCTATCGCGAATAGAAGTTAGAAGATTTTCGTAAGTCCCATTTCCGCCAGAAATAGCCATTGCATTGTAGTCAAAAGTTCCAGACCAAAAATTTCCAGGATTCGTCGTTACTGATGATGTACAAGAAAAAACTTCTGGGATCAGGGCGATGATTCCAGCTTGATAGAAAATCAAGCCTGCCACAGAAGATCCAGACGTGAGGCTACCCACATCTCCTCTATCTGTTTGCAACCATCTACCATCTGCTCCAGCATCAGTATACGTGACAGAACTAGAAACTACCTGAATGCCTGCCGCATTCACCGATCCGGAGAATATGGAACTAATTGATGTCGCTCCACGCTTGAGTTCGTCTTTTGTTTGAGATCTCTTCAAGTGCAAGAAGATCAAATTGTCAACGTTACTTCCTGAAATATTGAATCGATAATCCTCATCTCCAAGCAGCATCTTTGCGTGAAGTCTGTAGACTTTATTCTTCTCAATTTTGTTTGTTCCACTTGGATGAATATACAAAGAGGAAGAAATACTCTGTCCGTAAGTAATATTCATCAATTCTACAGCAGAAGATGAAGTATGAGAAGTGTTGTAAATTGCCTGATACAAAGATCCAGAAGCACTTCCAGAAGTCCAGTGATTGAATCTTTTAATGTTTGTATCATTCGTCGATCCGGTAAAAATTGCTCCATTGAAGACAAGAACTTCATTAATTGAAGATACTTGAGTCTTAATATCTCTTGATGGATCGAATACTTTGTTCATTTAATTGCTTGCTCCAATCAGCGAGTAAATTCTTCAGAAATTATAACGTCAATGACGTTGTTCAGCCCTGAATTAATTCCTTTTGCTTTGATTTTTGTTGAGATGGTTCTATTGGGGGCAGTTCCGTTACCAAGAGTGTTCCAAACAGTGTTGGTCAAACTCTGAGGGCGAATTTTGAAAGTAATCTGGGATCCTTGAGACGCTTGAATCAACGCAGCATCTCTCTGGATTACATAAAGAGCAGTTCCGTAAGGAGTCGTATCTGTTGGACTTTGGTTTTCGATATACAAAAGATTTGAAGGAATCTCAATTGTAAAACCAGAATCCTGAATTTCAACAGGAACAATTCTAGCGTTTTGATTAGTGCTTTGATAAAATCTAACAGTTACACCAGCACTTTGCCCAGACTGCTCTCCGATTGTAATTGTCGAAGTATCAGACACCAAAACAGGAAGATATTTCAAATTTGGATTAGTGATGGTTAGAAGCGGATAGTTTCCGTTTAGTCGCTCGTTTACGTTCGCTTCGAAAATTGGAAGATTCAAAATTTGTTCATCAACGAACGAAGAGCCAGTTGATGGATTAAAAAGAGAATAGTCAATTTCATCATCGCAAAAAGAATATGCAACAATCTTAAAGCTTCCATCGTTACGAGCCAATTTCTGTCGCCCAATGTCAGTCAAGACTGCGTCAACAATGATGTCACCATCTCTAGCAATAAAACCCATATTTTTGAACTCCTGTTAATCGATAGCTTCCGCAATTCTTCTTCTAAATTCTCCATCTCTGGAGATACTGCCGACCAATTCTAACCAAGCATTCACTGGCTCTGATTCAACTGGCGCCACGTGATATATAGATCTTGAGGTAAAGTTCAACTTAATTTGTTTGGACTCACCAGTGTCCAAAGATGTAACTTTCACAACGAAAATGTTGTTATCATCAAACGTCTTGAACAATGGATTGACGTTAATTTTCAATTTGTTTCTGACTAGAATCAACTCAGTCTCTTCCTTCTGCCTCGTTTCGTTTAATTCAAAGCCTTCGGTTTCAAACACCCTTTGTTTTTCCTCGGAAATTAGAAAATCATAATTTGTGATTGTCTTAATTTGAAGAATAAGCTGGATTGAAAGTTTGGAAAAATTTCCATGGACATCAACCGACTCTACTGCGTAAACATATTTAACGTCTTTCTCTATTTCGAAATCTGGATAAAAATTTTCTCTAACCCCTAATAGTTCAGAGTTCATTTTTGTAAAGTTTGTATCACTTTCCCTTTTTCTGTATACATTAAACCCAACAACGTCTCTGTTACTATTCTTTTGACTCCACGTCAAGAAAATCTTACCATCCTTAGAATTTGCAAATCCTTTAACTGAAGTTGGTGGGTCCGGGCGCCGATTTTCTACTATCGTTTCTTCTACTGCTACAGAACTTTCGCTATCATAGTAATATGTCTTTTTCAAATTTACAGTCTGAGAACCATCAATGTATTTTTTTGTTTGCGTTTGATTAAGCAAAGAATCAGAGTCAAAAAACATTGGAAGATTTTCGCTGTTGACAAATCTGAAAACAGTTCTTATTGCGTATCTGTAAACTTCTCCATAAGCAATCTTTGAGTCGATGTATTCCAATGTATCAATGTCTGGAATAGAAACAATATCAACCAATTCTAATTCTGTTAAATTTTCTGAAATTCTATATTTTTCAATGACATACCCAATATATCTACTCGTTTTGACAGCTAGCAAATCGTGAGCGATCTCTCCTCTGTTTATAGTTCTAAAGTTTGACAAAGCTTCCGGAGTAAAACTTCCAGAAGAACTAGCAAAAGCACTATCAGCCAAAAAAGATAAGCGAGGGGATCCGGCAAAAGCAGAAGCCATCTGTGATGTTATTCCGGGAATAGAAACAATCCTGCCAGCGTAAAGAATTGCCCCTCGTTCAATTGCTGGAGGTTCTGCAATGGGTGGAGTTGAAAAGGAAATATTTGCAAGGGCTCCCCGATCAAAAAGATCTACAACTGCTTCTCTGTCAATCCTAAGAGGACTTCTCTGTGGAGGAGGAGGCTTATTCCAAGAAAGCCTTACAAATTTTGGAACATCTTCGCGAGGAATTCCTTTGTAGTTTCTTGATTTGTATATTTCATATTCTGATTCTTCTAGTTCGTAAAAATTATAAACAAAAGAAGAACTTAAAGTCGGAACAAATAAAGTCTCTGAAGAGTAACCAGGAGATGTGTAAACATTAACCAATTTATCAACAAAAACTCTAGGAACGGAAAGTATCGGAGAAGAAAAAAGCGGATTATGAGTGTACTTCATCAAGTACGATCGTTCTGTTTTTGTTCCAGAATTACTTTGAAATTCGATAGAGATTAGAAGCAAGCCATAATCTGGTTTGTTCACACTCAAAGAATCGAAAGTTTCATTTACCAAATATTCATCTTCCGGAAGTATCCTGAAGGTAATTCCAGTAGATGTCGCCGCAATAATCTCTATTGGACAATTAAATTTTCTATAGTTTGAAGGA